GTGCTCACACCTAGCGCTAGCATGCCCTTCTTGGACATGTTTCGGCTGTCCGTCCTTGGTTCGCTAGCGATCCAACGGATACGCTGGTGATACCTCGAACGGAAGGACTACTCTTATGCTCGGTACATCTCTCACTATTACTCTTGATGGATCTGGCGGTACCGCAAAGGTACTGCCACTCATCAACCAGGACGGATATTCATCCGAATACTTTTTGGATGACACTACCGTTACTTACCGCGCGAAAGTGCGGCATAGTAAGGATAGCGTGAAGGCGGATGCACAGAAGTTTGATCGTCACACTGTGACTTTCTCTCGTTATGTGAAGCCGACTGCACTTATCCCTCTGGGGTCGCTTTCGGAGATTTCCTACACGGTCAGAAATGACCCTGACGGAACTGCTACGGACATCATTGATGTCTCCGAGGCAATGTCCTTTTATATGGTCAAAGCCGGCGGAATCGCGGCCAAGTTGCTCGGTTGGGAGTCTTAATCTACTCTTACCCGTGCTCACTTAGATGTGTGTCGTGAGAGGTTCTACCTAGCCGTAGAGTGCTTTCAGAGGAGAAGTCCTATGACTGCACGGAACAGCTACGTAGAGTTCGTCCTAGGCACGCTAACAGCACTTTTGAAAGATTGTGCTGATATGTACCCAGACTGTACCAGAGAGTTCGAGCGTGATAAGAAACGCTTGTCCTCCGCAGTCGAGCATCATGGCGCTAATTTCGTTTTTAGCGTCATGCCTGCGTTCAGGAAGCACCTTGACCAGTGCATCTCGAACGGATACCTAACCCACTCAGGTTTGATCCACTTTGGATCTACCCGGAGAGGGGAGACAGTCCCTAGATTATTCCGGGGTCTGACTCTTCGTATCTTCGACCGTATTGGTACGCTTCGCCCTGATGCAGATCACAATGCCGTTAGGATGCTAAGACAGCTCCTCGGAGCTGTCCGCAAACTAAAGGTTGAGTGTGAAGTCAAACACCACCGTGAGGCGGTGCAAGAGTTCTTCTGCATCGAGTACGAGTTACCTGAGCCCGAATCTTTTTGGACTCAGGGTGAGAATCTTTATGTAGATCCGTCACCGGTAGTCAGCTTTGCTGATTACCAAGTGTCTGATCGTTCAAAAGAGATTCCCGCTCGTCCTCATCAAGAGTCGCTCGTGTCATCTAAGCTTCTTGAGACTATGCAGCGCGTAGCTGATTTAGTCTCATCGGAGTTAGGTGACTTCGTTCCTCTTGATTGGAAAGTGAAGCATGGACCTGGTGCCGTCTCTGACTCTAAGTTTGGATCGAATAAATATTCGTTCCCTAACTGGAGTCTTAGGCTTGAACGCATCTTTCCGTATGCTGATTTTGGCTCTGCTAATTATCAGTGTTGGATTGATGACGTTCGTATCGAAAAAGTCCCGGTGGATTTCGATCCTCCGGCTCGTTTGGCTGCTGTCCCAAAGACGTTCACCACTCCTCGGCTAATTGCTGTGGAGTGTGTGTCACATCAGTGGTGTCAGCAGTCTATCCGTGACTTTTTCTATACTCGTGTGCATGAGTCTCGACTCTCGCCCTTCATCTCGTTTCGAGATCAAGCGCTTAGTGGTAACTTAGCACTGAAAGCCTCCATTGATTCTTCGCATGCGACGATTGATTTGTCGAGTGCGTCGGATCGTATATCCTGTAATCTAATCAGTCGGCTTTTCCGCCGTCTGCCCGGATTACTTCATGCCATGAGATCCTCACGGGCCTCTTGGCTTGAACAAGATATATGTAGGTACTCTCCTAAGCTATGGAAGCTAAAGAAGTACTCTACTATGGGAAACGCCACTACTTTTC